TTGACTCTCAGGGCCGTCCGCTCTGGCAGCTGGCCGTCAACCTCGGTGACCCGGACACGCTCCTCGGTTACCCGGTGTTCGTCAACCCGGACATCGCGGTCCCGGCCGCCAACGCCATCACCGCTGTATTCGGTAACTACCAGGCAGCCTACGTCATCCGCGATGTCGCGGGGGTGCAGATGGTGCGGCTTGACGAAAGATTCGCGGACCAACTTCAGGCCGGGTTCTTCGCGTTTTGCCGGACAGATGGGCAAACGGACGACACACGCGCAGCGGCCCTTCTCGTTCAGTCGGCCACCTGATCGGGCCTCTGCCCGATGGCTAACCGCATACTCGTTGGCGCGGCGCAGACGATCTCGCAGACCTTCTACGCGCCTGGCTCCGAGACGCCGGCAGACCCAGATGGCGCGACCTGCACCGTAGGCATCGTGCACGCCAACGGTGCGGTGATCGTTCCGGCCGGGACCGCCGCAACGCACGGCGCGACCGGCGTGTTCACCTTCGTGATCCCGCCGCAAGCGCAGGTCGCCGACCTCATTATCACCTGGACGGCGACGTTCGCCGGCGTCGTGACCAACGTCATCGACTACGTGTTCGTGGTTGGCGGGTTCTTTGCGCAGCTGGCCGAGATCCGCGCACTGGACGGCCTGAGCTCGGCCACGACCTTCCCGACGCAGCTGCTGATCGACAAGCGCGAATCGGCGGAGGTGCTGTTTGAGCAGTCTACCGGCCGCCACTGGACCCGCAAGTACCAGCGCGACGTCCTCGACGGCGACCCGAAGTATCGTCAGGGCCAGTCGGTAACCGACAACTTCTACTTCGTGCAGAGCACGCGGCGCCTCGGCCTCTCGCAGGTCCACCCGCGCAAAGTACTGTGGGTCGGCACCGATGACCTCGCCGGCCGGATCGTGACGGACGCGGTCCTCAACTCCACGACGCTGATTACCTCCGCTACCGCGGCGTTCAACGCCAGTACGGACGTCGGCATGCTGGTGTGTGGGGCGGGCATCCCGATGTATGCGACTATCCAGTCGGTTCAGTCGCCCACGAGCGCCACACTGAGTGTCACAGCTACGGCAACGGCCTCCGGCGTGACCCTCAACCTCGGCGGCGGAGAGTACAGCAACGGCTTGATCTACGCCGGCGACGTCCCGCTGGGCTACAAGCTCTATGCGAGCGGCGAGATCGAGCGTGCGTTGGGCTCGTCTGGCTGGGCGCGCGGCGTGGAAAACGTCGTCATCGAGTACACCTACGGCGAGGACCAGCCTCCTGGCGACCTCAAGGACCAGTTCCTGGTCTACGTGCGCAGCCTGATCCTGAGCAAGGACAGCCGCATCCCGCCGCAGGCGACCTCGATGCAGACAGATTTCGGCAGCTTCCAGCTCGGCCAGGCCCGCGGCTGGGACAGGCCGACCGGGATCGCCTCCGTGGACGCGGTGCTGGAACGCTACGGCGAGCGGCTGCCGGTGATTGCGTAATGGCTGAGGCCACAGTCAGCGTCCTGCCGGCGGCGCAGGCGGCGTTCCTCGCGCAGGTTCAGGCGGCCGTCGCGATCTCCTCGCTGCCCACCACCCAGGTCACGCCGAGCCACCCCGGAGCCGCGCTCCAGCCGGAGGCCATCTACCTCGGCGAGGCTAGTACGCCGCTGGATATCCCCGTATCGCGCGGCGCCGGTCGCGTAGTCCGAGCCGAGCACTGGAGCCAGGACGTCTGGGTGTCGGTCGCGCGGGAGGGTGACTTTGCGACCGCCGCGCAGGTGGATGCTTTCACGCTGTATGCGGTGATCGAGAACGTTCTGTCGACCAACCCGACCCTCGGCGTGGATGGGGTGATCGTCGCCACCCCCAAAGAGGTCCACTGCAAGATCGCGTTCAGCGCGACCCGGGCTGGCTGGGACTGCGTCCTGCGGATCATCGTCGGTATTGAGAGCAGGCTGTACTGAAGGGTACGATGAGAGAGATGTTCAAGGAGATCAAGTGACCGCACCAGCCGGCCTCGCGGCCCAACTCGGTATCGCCGAGGAGATCACCTACGGCACGTATGTCGCACCAGCCCGCTACCTTGACCTGGTCAAGGAGAAGGTGGCACTGACGGTCAAGCGGATCGAGAGTCAGGGGCTGCGCGCCGGCCGTCGCGTCCTGCTCACGCAGCAGTGGGCTCCCGGCGAGCGTTCCGCCAAGGGTACCATCGACACGGAGCTCGCCAACGTCAACCAGGGCGTCCTCTGGAAGCACATGTTTGGTTCGATCTCCGCGAGCCTCGGCCGCGTGACCTCCGCCGACGGCACCGGGACGATCAGCCTGCCAGGCCTGACCTCGGCCTCCGCCGCGTTCACGCAGGCCGACGTCGGCCGCCCGATTACCGGCGCCGGTATCGCCGCGTTGACGACCATCCAGTCGGTGACCAACGCCACGACCGTCGTGCTGTCGGCCAATCTGACCTCCACGATCACCACCTCGGTGCTGACCATCGGCGCCGTCGGCGCCAATCAGTTCCTGGCGGTCCCGGCCGACCTGACCGGCCTCTCGACCACTATCCAGATCGGGCGGCCGGACATCACCGCGGTCGTGCGGCCGTTCTCCTACCTCGGCTGCAAGTTCACCTCCTGGACCCTCGCCTGCAAGGCGGGCGAGATCGCCAAGCTGTCGCTGGACGTAGTCGCGCAGGATGAGACCACTTCTCAGTCGCTCGGCGTCGCCTCCTACCCGTCGCTCATGGTCCCGCTGACATTTGTGGGCGGCACGGTCACCGTCGGAGGCGTCGTACTTCCGGTCAAGGACTTCACGCTCAAGGGCGACAACAAGCTGGACGACACGCGATTCTTCCTCCGCGGAGCAGCCACGCCGCTGGAGTCGCTGGAGAACGCCTGGCGCGAGTACACCGGCTCAATCACCGTGGACTTCAACAGCCTGACGCAGTACGCCAACTACACCTCCGGTGCCGAGATGGCCCTTGTGCTGACGTTCCTCGGCGGGCAGATCGGCGCCACCGGCCAGTTCTACAGCGTCAACATCGTCGCCAACATCAGGTATGACGGCGACACGCCGGAGGTAGCCGGTCCGCAGATCCTGAGCATGATGCACCCCTTCAAGTGCACCGCTCCGGGCGCCTCCGATACCTCGGCCATCCAGGCGAGAATCGTCACGGGCGACACGGTCTACTGACCTCCGATGGCCGGCGAGTTTGTCGTCCGGGTGGAGAATCTAAGCGGCTTTGCCAGGGTGATGCGCTCGGCGGTCGATGTAGAGCTCCCTAAGCAGCTGCGTCTGATCGCGTTGACGTCGGCCCAGATAGTCGCCGACGTTGCCCGGGCCAACGCCCCTCGTGGCGCTACAGGGCGCCTGGCAGCGTCCATCCGCGCGACCGCCGGCACGACCACCGCGTCGGTCCAGGCGCGCACCCCCTACGCGGCCGCGGTTCACTGGGGCTGGCACAAGCCGGATAGTCGGGGTGTGAGCCATAACATCCGGCGCAACCCGTTCATCTTCAACGCGCTCCGCGACCACACGGCCGAGGTTCAGGCGGAGTATGAGCGGGGAATGATGGCATTTGCAGAACAGATCAGCGGGAGACTATAGTGGCATACGATCACATCGAGGTCGATATCAACGAGATGACCCTGGGAGAGCTCGCCGAGGCGGAGGGCTACTGCGGGGTCTCGATTACCCCGGTGATCTCCCGCGAGGATCTGCCGGCCAACGTCCTGATGGCGCTAGCCACGGTCGTGGTGCGCCGGACCGATCCGACGTTCACTTTTGCGCAGTCGGCCGATCTCAAGATCGGGCGGTTCAACAGCGCGGTTATCCCGGCTGACGCCAGCATCGAGGAGGTGGCGGCTGATCTGGCTGCGGACCCTACGGAGCTCGCGCCCGATCCCGTGCCGGACACGGTGCCCCTGGCGCCCCCCTTGATGAGCTGATTGCTCAGATCTGCTACGTGTACCACTACACCCCCCGCCAGGCGCGCGAGCTGACCGTCCGCGAGTACAACACGCTGATGCAGTTCGCCGAGAACGTCGCTGCGGAGCAGAACGGTGCCTGAAGGTACAGTCACAGTACGCATCCTCGGCTCCGCCTCCGGGCTCAACCAGGTGATGCGGACGGCGCAGGCCGACGTCTCGGCCTCTATGGGTGGCATCCAGAAGTCTGCCAAGGGCGCAGGCGATGAGGTGGAGGGCGTCGGCAAGAAGGGCGGCGGAGCGGTCGGCGGGCTGAAGTCATTCGCCGGCGGGCTGGCTGGGATGGCGGCCGGGTTCGCTGGGTTCTCCATCATCAAGGGCGTGCTCGATGACTTCAACGCGCTGAACAAGTCCTCCGCCTCCCTCGGCGCGGCCATGCGCGACGCCGGCGAGAAGCAGTCGCCCGCCTTCGTGGCCGCGTTAGACAAGGCGCAGCACGCCGGCGAGGCGATGGGATACTCCGCGGCCGACACCACCGACGCGCTGACCAAGATGCGCCTGGCCGGTCTCGACACCACGCGCTCGATCGCCGCGATGCCGACCATCATGGACCTCGCCGCGGCCAAGCATCTGTCGCTGGCCGACGCCGCCGGCGCGGTAATCAAGGGTATGCAGGGGTCCGGCAGGGCGCTGAAGGACCTCAATATCGCACTTCCCCCGGCGCTCCTCACGACGGCCAAGCTGACCTCCGTCACGAATGCTGCCGCGGCCGCCCACGCTGCCGCCGGCGTCGCCTTCACCAAGTACGCCGACGCTTCGAGCAAGTATGGTGAGAGCAGCAAGCAGGCGATCGCTGCCCATGCCGCATACGAGGCCGCGCTGACCAAGGCGTCGGCCGCCAGCAAGACGCTGGCTGCAGACCAGGCGGATGCGGCCGATCGCACCAAGAATTTCGGCATGGTGATTGACTCGGTCGCGCCGAAGGTTGGCGGCCAGGCCGCCGCAGCGGCGCAGACGATGGGTGGCCGAATCAAGGTGATGAAGACCGAGATCCTCGGCGCCGCGACCGGGATGCTGCAGGGGATGATGCCGGCGTTCAACCTCGGTATCGGGGTGATCTCCGAGCTCTCCAAGCACATGAACATCGTCCTCCCGGTCATCGCCTTGCTGACGGTCGCCTTCGGCATCCACAAGGCGATCGTGATGGCGACCGCTATCCAGACCTCGGTCCTGACCGCCGCTCACGGCCTCCACTCCGCGGCCGTTGGGATCGGGACCGGCGTACAGTGGGCGTTCAACGCGGCAGAGGCGGCCGGCCTCGCGCCGATCCTCGCCGTTGTTGTCGGCATCGGCCTCCTGGTCGGGGTCATTATCCTGATGGTGACCCACGTGAACATCGTGAAGGAGGTGTTTGTGACCGGGTTCAACATCATCAAGGGGGTGATCGGTGTCGTCGTCGGGGTGATCGTCGGCGCGTTCAAGCTGACGCCATTCGGATTCCTGATCACTCACGTGACCGATATCGTCAACTTCTTCAAGGGCCTGCCTGGTACTGTCGGGGGGTTCCTCTCTGGGCTTGCGTCGGCGATCGCGTCTCCGTTCAAAATGGGCTTCAACCTGGTGATCGACGCGATTGACTGGGTGATCGACCGGATCAATAGCGTCCAGATCCACTTCGGCGGAGGCCCCGGCGGCATCGGCAAGTTCGACTGGAATGGGTTCAACATCTCCAAGATCGCCAAGATGCATACCGGCGGTATCGTCCCCGGAGCGGCCGGCACGGACGTACCGATCATCGCACAGGCTGGCGAGCGGATCATCCCCGTGGGTAAGCTGCGGACCGGCGGGAGCTCCGGCGGTACCACCAACATCAACATCACCGCGCAGACCAATGCCGATCCGGGCCAGATTTCGCGCGACGTTGCGTGGGGCATGGTCCTGCGCGCTAGGCGCCTCGGCTGATGGCCCTCGCGCCGTTTCAGGCGGCATTCAACGGGGTGACTATCGGCGATGGCACCGCCTACGACATCACCAGCATGGACGGCCTGGAATCTCTGCCGGCGGTCACGCAGACCGACATTCCGCGCGAGCGCGACCACGGCCAGTTCCTCGGTGGTATGTTCGCCGGCGGCCGCGAGGTCACCCTGACGTTTGAGACCATCGGCACGACGGATGCAGGCTTCCGCTCTGCTCTCGATGCACTGGGCGCGGCGTTCACCATCAACGCGTTCACCGAGCTACCGTTCTCCTGGAACCTGCCCGGTATGGCGCAGGTCTCCCGCCAGGTCAATGTCCGCCTGCTCGCGCGTGAGATACCGCTGGACATCGACTACGCCCACCGCAAGGCTGTGTGCGCCGTCCGGATGTGGGCCACCGACCCGCGCATCTATGATAGCACGACCCAGACGCTGACCACTACGCTCCCGCTGTCCAATGGCGGAGCGGCGTGGCCGATCACCTGGCCGACCGCCTGGGGGTCGGGCGGAGGTTCGGGCTCGCTGACGATCACCAACGCGGGCGGGTTCAATGCGCCGGCGATCATCGTCATCACCGGGCCGGTGGACAACCCGACCATCGAGAACGCGACCGAGGGCAAGCACCTGACCTTCAACATCACGCTGGCGAATACCGACACCCTGACGGTCGATCTCCGCAACAAGACGGTGATCCTGAACGGTACGGCGAGCCGGAGGAACACGCTGAGCCAGACGGACGCCAGCTCCTGGTGGGACCTCCTGCCGGGCAACAACACCTTCAACTACCGGGCTAACACCACGCAGGTGGGCTCGACGGCGGCGATTTCCTGGCAGTCCACATGGATATGATGAGAGAGAGATGGCAGTAAGAACAGGCAGCGTAGGGCCTCCGATCCGCGCGAACACCTTTGAGCCTGAGGTGCTGCGCCAGATTATTACTGGGCTTGCCCCACTGCCGGGCGTCGTTGTGGCATCCGACCTGGCGGTGACCCAGAACGGCACGCCGAACATGAGCGTGAACGTCGCGGCCGGCAACGCCATCGTGCAGGGCACATCGGTTGCGGTGACCCAGGGGTCGTACTGGTTCTACAACGATGCTACAGTCAACCTGGCCGTCACGGCGGCGCACGCTACCCTCGACCGCATCGACCTGGTGGTAGCGCAGATCCAGGACGCCTTCTATGCTGGCGCCTCCAACACCCCGCAGTTGGCTGTGATCGCTGGCACGCCCGCCGGCTCGCCGGTCCGCCCCGCTGTACCCGCCTCGTCCCTAATACTGGCGTCCCTCTACATCACACACGCAGAGACCTCGGTGCTAACCGCAGCCATCACCGACGCACGGACTACCGCTGGTCCTCGGGTATCACCGGGTGCCGCCAAAGTCGATGCGCTGGAGAGTACATCGTCCGCCAGCTACGTTGCGCTGACGACGCCCGGACCTATTGTATCAGCGGTCACGGGCGCGACAGCCCTGGTTCTGCTCCAGGCCGCCATGGGTAGTAACGGCCAATACTCTGTCGCCTGTATGAGTGTAGCTGTGAGTGGCGCAACGACCATCGCGGCCGCCGACGGCAACGCGATCTTTGCCAAAGAGCCTGACACAGACGTTGGCGTAGCCGGCGGCACGGTCTCGGGGATGAGCGTCATTAACGGGCTGACCGCCGGCCTCAATACGTTTACAGCGATGTACCGATGGGGCGGATCACAGGCCAACTTCCAGTACCGTCGACTTGTGGTTATCCCGCTCTAATCCGCATGGCCATCACCACTTTCCTCGCCTGCAACGCGCTCACCAACCAGGTCATCACCGAGCTGCCTCTGGTCAAGGCGCAGTACACTCGCGTGATGAACGACAGCGGGGCGATGAGCGGCTCGGTCCAGCTGGATGATCCAGGTATCCGGGCGCTTGGCCTGGTGGGTAACCTCGCGGTCGAGCCGGCGGCCGTGAGTATCTACGCGATGCGAGACGGGGTGGCGACATGGGGCGGCATCTTGTGGGCGCACACCTACAACCTGAATGACGGCACGCTGGACCTCTCCGCCGCGGAGTTTGGCTCTTACCTGGCGTTCCGCTACTTGACGTCGGCGATCAACGTGACCGGCGACATGTCCACGCTCGCGGCCGGCTGGGTCGCGGCCGCCTTCGCCGACGGTGGGCCGCCGCTCCTCGCCTCGACACAGACGTGCGGGACTAGCGTCACCATGGTGACCC